CATCAATTCAATTCAGCGTATTATCGGCCATCGCCATCAGGATACAATTGATTTGGTGCTGAAAAACATTGATGAAAAAAGTATCGCCATTGATGATACGATGCGATCGCGGATCAAATCGGTGTACGTATCCAAAAATGTGGTCCCTGATATTAAATTCGAACGTGTATCATCAATGGCAATGCTTTTTTCATCAATGTTTTTCAGCACCAAATCAATGGTATCCTGATGGCGATGGCCGATGATACGCTGAATTGAATTGATGCCATTTGATATGTTAATGCGCATGTTTTGGATGTAGGTTTCGCCACCTCCAAAACATATTGCCGGCAATGCAATGACCATGCGCCCGCGCCTGGGTGATGGCAATGTTTTCACGCTAAATGTCGCCCATTCGTTGGTATTGGTCCCGGAATACTGCATGTTGATACCTGGATTTGATACCCAATATCCGGATGTGTTTGGTTGCAATCCGGTGTATGTACTCCCGGCCGTGTCACTGATGTACAAATAAAACAGAAACGAATTGTTTCCAGTTTGCGATATGCTCGTTTTAACGTCAAAACTAAACTCAATCACATCGCCAATTTCAACGTCAATGTCATTTGAATAAATTGGCGCTACTGCATCAGTTGTATTTAATACCAATATACGTTGAACCTCTTGACCTGTGTTTTGTGCCGTTGCAACGCGGATGTAATATTCAACCAAAAATGGTGATGCTACCCCATAAATATACCAAAACGGCGCTTCGTATTCGTTAATGTCGCACAATACGCCATCAATGGTTGCCGTGTATGTACGAATAAACGGCCCCAATATCGACAAATCACCGTTGGTGATGATATTGGCCACCTGTTTGTACTCCATGTTTTCCTGAACATATTTGTACGGCCGAACAATGGATTGAATCCAACCGGTTTGAATTTGGCCCGCATTGAATTGTGAATTGTATGTATCAAATGTAGTTGCACCTCCAATTGTATCAATCGCCGCCGGATATTGGTAGCCATTGAATGACATGCCGTTGACATCGGCCCACCGCCACAATTCACCCCACCGGACAACCCACCATTGGCCTTCCGCTTGAAATAGTGTTGCTCTAAACCGTGTCATGATTTTATCCAAAATATCATAGCACGAATCCCATGTCGATTCGTTTTTGAATGACAACACATTCACATACGTATCATCAAACCAAATGCCGTTGGTGCCGGTTGTAGGGTATAAATTCCCCAATACATTGGTATGTATCAAATCCAAATTTGTGGCCAATATGCAATTCCTGAACAATTCACGGATTGTCACATAACCACGCAATGGCATCCGGTAGTCATAATCTAAATTGCCCGCCACTGCAATCACCGTTGGCACCGTTTGTTCAACAACAATAAAATTTTGCGCAAATGGTGTGTTTGTCCATGTTTGGTCAACAACGGTCCACGTGCCATCCAACGCCGATGCAGTCAAACTGATGTCAAACGTTTGGCCGGTTGTCATGATCAAATCCGGGCCGGTGAATGTGATGTAGTTTTTGCCGTTGCTGATGTAGGATGTAAAATTGCCGTAATAACTTTTTGGCATGGCTTCATCAATCACCGCCTGATCCAACCGGATTTCCTTTAATGTTGCCAGGTTATCGGTTGCGGTCAATTGTATTTCATGCGCAAAATCGACCTGTATTTCACTGCAATCATCCTGTAAAACATACCCGCAAAACAACAATTCATCTGTCAAATCATCCTCCAATGTCACATAAAATTCATTGTCGTTTTCGCTGTAAAAATCAGACAATTTCACCTCCGTATAGTTCGGATCACCGTGATTGGCGATGATGTTTATTTTTAAGGTGCAACCACGAACCGGCGCAAATGGATCATCTTCTTGCCATTCCTGGACAACCGGTGTGCCGGCCAGCAATAACGTGCCAACACTCGGCGGGCTTACCGTTGAATAAATGCGCAAAGTATAGTATTGAACCGTTGATTGGTTCGATTGGAATTGCGCGGCGTATGTTTCAAAATATGGCATTATGCTGTGCGGTTATATGTTTGCTGATATTTTTTATTACTGAAATATATGTCCTGTCCACGCAATACGCCGTACACCTGTACGGACTCCATCGCGCCCATCATTCGTGATGTTTGTGTTGCTGGAACTACCTGTGATCCGCGCGGCAATCCAATCAGTTCTGGCCCACGTTCACCGACCAGCGCCAAACCACCCGGTGCAAATGTGGTACCGGTTGCGAATGCTTGTTTTTTGCTTGCCAGCGATTTCAACACACTACCAATTGCAATTAATGCAATACTACCGGCAACCGCCAACGCTGGATTTTTTAATATAAACTTTTTGACAACCTCAATTTGAATTGCCATTGCGATGAATTGTTTGCCCAATGCAATCATTCCATCGCCAATCACGGCAAAAATACCCTTAAAGAAATCTCCGATATTTCCACCCATTGCCAACGCCGCAAAACCTTCGCCAACGGATACCGCCATGTTTTCAAATGTGTTTTCAATAATGCCGTTGATGATTTCGGCATTTGATTGCATCTGCTTTTCCAATCCCTTATTTTCCTTTGACAAAAACGCACTTGTTTGTTTGTATGCATTTGAAATGATTGGTGTGAAATTCTGCAAAAACTTATCATCCACGCCGACCGCCAACGTCAATTTTCGATTATTCAAAATATCCTGCAACCGCTGGAATTCAAGGTCATACAAAAAACGTTCAAAATCCGCGTAAACTTTCGTGACAATTCGGTTGTCTTTGCTGACATTAAAATCTTTGATCATGTTCATTGCCGTGTCCAACGCGGTTTTGACACGATCATCCAACATCGACATACCAACCAATTGTTCCTGTCTGCCGATGTCCTGTATTGTATCCAAATATTTTTTGTAACGATCGGTTAAGGTTTCAACATCCTTTGCGGATTTCTTTTTTGTTTTATTACCATCTTTTTCCTTTGTTCCTAATTCGCCGTAAAGTTTTGTTGATTCTAATGTCGCTTTATTTAATTCTAACTGCATTGATGTGATTTGCGATGTTGTTGTTTGCAAATCTTTATTTACAGTAGTTAATTCCTTTTTTAATGCAATTTCCTTTTTTTGTGATGCAATATAATTGTATACTGATGTTGATGTACCACCGTATGATGTACGCGCTTTTCCTTGCGTAGCCGCCAACAAACGTGTTGATTCCGCGGCTTGATCTGTTATTTTTTTATTTAATGATATTGATTGATTTTGTAGATTATTTTTTTTAATTGTTAATTCAGCCGCGCGGTCTGTGTATTTTGTTGCAACGGCTTGCGCGACCAATGCACGCGTCATTGTGTTGATTTGTTCCGTTGTTTTTGCCGTGTTAATATTTACTAATGTCAATTTATCGCCATGCTCGCCCATGATTTCATTGGCCCGCTTTAACGCCTCATTTCGCTGATCAATGGATAATGTGTTGTCCTTTGCGATATTGACATATGCTTGTAATTGCATGCCGGTTGCCAATGCCGATGATTTTGCCTGATTCAATGAATCCGCGAAACTTTTTGCATCCTTTTCGGCTTCACTCATTTCATTTTTTGCCTTTCTGGCTTGCATACTGAAATACGTGATTGCAGATGTAACGGCCGCGAATGCCAAACTTATTCCAGCCGGACCAATCAACGATTGACCTAATGCCTTCAATGCACCCCCGGTCGATCCTGTTTCACCTCTTAAACGCGCAAAATCATCAAACAGCGGTTGCAAGTTGTTCGATATGGCGATGAATCCAAATGGCGCATCCTGAACGATTCGCGACATATTACCAACGGCTGTGCCGGCCTGATTGGCGCCAACCCTCACATTTGACAATGCCGTGTTCGCTGTGGCGGCGGCGGCTTGCAAACCTTGAATTTGTGATTTTACCGCGGAAACCTCCCTTTGTAGGTTTTTGGCAATGTCAACATCGCCGGTTTTCTTTAACTGCTTTTCAAGGTCCCGCAATTTATTTTCAGCCAATTGCAGTTCAGCACTCAATTGCGATGCATCCGCGCCAACCGTTATGATTAAATTTTCCGCCATTACTTTGTTTTTATTTTATGCCTTTCAAATATCGCCTTTATTCGATCCGGTGTCATTTCCTTTGCCGGGTTCCGTACCTTGTCGCCATCCATTGGCCAAAACTTTTCAATCGGTCCGACCGCCTTACTTCCGGCCATTGATTCGGAAATACGAAAGGCGGCAAATCTTAACAATTTGGCCGCCTTTTTTTCCTTGTTTAAATATCCTAAACATGCCGCATAAAATTCCATTGGTGTCGATGTATAATATTCATATGGTGTCCATCCTAATTCACCCAATGCGAACTGCAAATTTTCAAACGCCCATTCCTTTACACTTTTTTTTTGCTTTCATCGGCTTCAATCAATTCCTGGCCATCTTTGACCAATGATTGCCAGGATTTTGATTCGTTCAATGTCGCGGCAACCAAATTCAAATTGTCCTGTTTATTGTCCATTGTATCCACCCAATCGCACACATCTTCAAACGTGTAATCGGGTTCGTTTCTTTTTACGTAATCATTCCCACGCAAACCCGCGTAAACCATCGCATAAATAATCGCGCTGGTTGTTTGGTTGTCATTGTATTGGGCCATCAATTCAACGGCCAATTGGTTGAACTTCAAACCTCGCGTTTTGCCTCCAATTTCAATTTGTACGTAACTCATTTTTGTGTTTAGTTTAGTTTATTAAAAATAGCGGATGTACAAACCTAAATTGTACGGACCGCCAACCTGGAACAATGATTTGTCGGCTGTAATCATTCCGGTGTTTTTCATCATGTATGCATTATCTGCATCAAATTCGGTTGATGTCCAACGGCCTGATACAAAGTTGATGCCCAATGAAGCATTGTTGTCGAAAATTTCTTGCATTTCATCCAATGCCGGCACAACCCAATCATTGTATCCGCCCGAATTGTATGCATATGCGAAATATGTATTGGCCCCGGCAACACCGGTTGATGCGGCATGAATTATTGCTGTGTTTGCAGTTCCATCGCCAATTGCCGTATCCGTTGCGCCTGTGGTTGCCTTTATGCCCCAACGTACCGATGTAAGATATCCTGTTGTACCTACAACAAATCCGCCACCAACGCCGTCTAAATACGCCACCTTGCCACCGGCGTATGTATCGCCAATCACCAACGCGCGCACCTCTAAATTGAAAACAGCCGTTGCCGTTGCCGCCGCATCATCAGTGACCGTAATTGTGTACCCGGTGTTCCCGGTGTTTGTTGTCGCCGTTCCGTACACTTCGCCGGTTGATGTGTCAAATGACAATCCAGCCGGCAATGCCGGTGAAATGCTGTATGTATATGGCGCCGTTCCGCCCTGGCCTTCAACCGGATAAAATGATGGCGATGTGCCATTAAACACGGTGTTATTCAATGATAGTACAACCGCTTGCAATCCAGCACCTGGGCCGCCACCACCTTCAATCAACAATAATGGTTCACCATATGGCTGAATGGTACCGGTGAATGTGCCAACGGAATCAAACGCGTATTCACTCGACAATTCCGATAAATAACCGGTTCCGCTTTGAATTTCATCGCCGGTGACCGGTGTTTCCGGTGCAATCATCCATCCGATTGTTTGTTCCGCCCTCAACAATGGCCGCAAATCGGTGCCGCTTATTTTGCCGGTGTCCGGATCCTGTAAATGTTGCCCCTCAAAACTGATGGAAATTTCAGCCGCGCCAGGTGATTTGTCCGGGCCGCATGCGCTGGATGCATCCACAACGGCAACACTATCCGAAATGCCAACGGATGTCAAACACACAACAACACTGTAATCATCCCCACCATTGGGATCAATGAACAACAGCATGTCACCGCCCTGGACTTTATGTTCAGACATATTTTTGTTTTATTATGGTTCGATTGAAATAACAGGTTCGCCGTATGGCTGGATGGTTCCGGTAAATGTACCAACCGAATCAAATGCGTATTCGCTGGACAATTCCGAAAGATATCCGGTACCCTCTTCGATTTCATCACCTGTTACCGGTGTTTCGGGTGAAATTTTCCAACCGATAGTTGTTTTTGAACGCAACAATTGACGCAATGATGTGCCGCTGATTTTACCTGATACAGGATCCTGTAAATGCTGGCCCTCAAATGAATACGACAATTCCAATGTTCCAGGTGATTTGTCCGGACCGCATGCGCTTGATGCGTCAACAACGGAAATTGAATCGGATTTGCTTACTGATGTCAAACAAACTACCATATCGTAGTCGGTGCCACCAGCGGGATCGATGAACAACAACATTGTACCGCCCGCGACTTTGTGTTCTGCCATTTTATTTTATTTTATTGGTTTGATTATGAAAGTACAAAAATATCCTGTTTGAAGATAAGAAACCGGCTAATATAATTTTTTGCGGCCAATTCGCCGTAACGTTCGGTCCGGTCCGTGTCCAACGTCAAATTCATCATTTGCAACCCATCGCCAGACAAATCTAAAACGGTGTTTGGTGTCGGCAAAATGGCCTGCAAAATGGCATCAACGGTATTGTTTAACCCGCTGGATGATGCGTATTTGTACGACCAGGAATGTACAGCCACCTGAATGGTTTTTTGCTGATCGAATGAATTTGATGTGGATGTATCATTACCAACCGGATCGGAAATGACCACATAGATGCTGTGTTTGACATCATCGGGTTCCTCACCCTCATAACACGGAATATCCAACGCCGAAATGACGTCATAATATGCCTTAAACAACGAATTGTTGGTATCTCTCATTTCAATAAATTTTTAAGCCGTTGTATTAATAACGGTGTGTTTTTGTTTACCGCCGGATACAAAAAAGGCTGTGGCCGAACCCCATCCCGCAGTATTTTGCGCATAATTGGGAATAATGCCTTTTGATCAATACCGCGATCCTTTACCCATTGCAACATTGATGCCCTGAACTGATCAAAATTGCCACCGCCACCACCTTTTGCGCCGGATGCCATTTTCTGCCATTCATCCGGTAAACTGCCTACATATTGCGACGCAAATTTGCGGGTGCCAAATTCGACATATGCCGCATAATTTGAATTGACCGCAACGGCCGCACTCCCATTGCCATAAATAGGCGCAACAGACCGCGCCAATGCGCCGGTGTTTGATGTTCTGCCTTGCAAATTCGATTTCGCATCACGCGCCACATCATCGGCCCATGCCTTCAATTCGGCATTGGCAATGTTTTGCACCTTGTCCGGATAATTTTTGAACTCAGCCAAAACGGCGTTCAACCCCTTCATTTCCAATGTTATCATGGCGCGTAGTTGTAGACGCGGATTTCAATTGGCACATTGAACAAATCGCCATTTGCACCCGCTGTGATTCTTATTGTTTGATTATCGATCCATTTTTGACCAAATGTTTCATTGTCGCCATTTGTGCCAATCATCACCCATGTTGAATCGGCATCGGTAAAACATGCCGTGTCCGCAACCAAATCATAATCGCCAACGCCGTTGTATGTTGTTGTGATTGTTGCCCCCAATGTATTTTCGAACTCATTAATCACCGGCGGCGCTGTGGCTGTTTGATTCAACAATGCAACGTAAATTTTGTATGGCTTCACATAATCGCGCACATCCACCATTGTGGCGGAACCCTCATTGACAGGATCGCGCAAAACAGGGATAATATCCCCGGATTGCAACCCGCCTAAATTGGGCAAATATTCATATGGCACTTTGAACCCCATTAATAGTACATTACGGTGATCACTTCGCCATTCTCGATTGTGTATTCAAACTCAACAGATCCAGCCGCGGGATCAAACAATGCCTGTTTGCCTGTTGGTGTTCCGCTGTCAATTATCACGAATTGAACGCCATCTTTGAAGATGCCGAATGCATCCTTACCAATCAGCAATGACGCCGTGAATTGATTGTATTCGCCGGTACCAACATAGTTGTACACCTTTATTGTATCCGTATCCATTGGCGCATCATTGTTTATGTTTTCATCAATTTTAGTGCATCGGATGTATTCCCATGATTTGGCGCCCTCGTTGCGGATTTGTATGCTATTGATCCGCATTGGCACATTCTCATAAAACAACACATCATTTGACCGCGTTTGCCTGGTTGGTTCATATCGCATTATGACCACATGGTCATACTGCCATTGGTCCTGATCACTCGACCGGTTGACGTTCCCATCCCGATCGCGCACTTCCGCCCATTTTGTCCATGCACCGGTTTGCACGGCCACCAAACCACCTATTTCGTTTTGTGTGGCCTCATATCGGCGCACCGTTACCCGCCTGTTTAATTTATACACGCCTAAATGGTTTTAGTATCATTTTAGCAATTGGCCCAATTTCATCCACTTCAATCGACCGGTTGTCGTATAGGTAATAAATTGCGTTCAGCAATCCCAACCGCAACACCTCCGGCAATTCGCCATATCCGGCAAAATATTCAATGGTGATGTTGTTTTCCGCTGGCCATTCCAACCGCACAAAATCATTTCCACGCAATTTGTACCCTGTGCCCGCCTCCAACACAACATCGTTGTCGTTTATCACCTCCACTATTTCATACAATGGCCCATAAGGCAAATAAATATCGCCGTTCATGTTATTCAATACGGCCGTTATTTCATGCACCACAAATCCAACGCCGGTGTAGGCCTCGCACATTTGCCGAGCCGCCGTAATAATGCTTTCAATCAGCACATCATCATTCGATATGTCGATTTTACAAAAATCCTTCGCCTCCGATAATGTCACCGGTTCAACAATGGCATCATCATTGAATTGAATGTCCAAAATGCTGTTGTATTGTACTCCGTACATGGTATCAATTTAATAAGGCCCCACCGTTGTGGGTAGGGCCTTTTTATTTACTAACAATTAAACCTATTACGCTACGTTACCCAGGTCAGCAAAAATCGCGGATGTAGGCAACATCAGGTTGATATCCTCCAAACACTCGATCCGTGCTGTGATCAGGTTGCGTTGGAAATTGTCGCTGTCATCCATGCTGAATTCGATGGTGATGGCTTCAGTTTCTACTCTCTCTAGGTAATCGGCGTCAACGATCAGTATTTTATCATCGGTTGCCCATGATGCGGCGATGATTGGTGTACCGTTGATAGTGATAGCGCCGTTTGGCTGGCTAACAACACCACCGGATCCCTGATAGTAACCATTTGTGTAAAGCAGTTTGTTCAAACGGGCCATTTGGCTTGGGTGAACGATTGCATATGATGCATTGAAATTGCTGCTTTGTGTGTTGGCAATCAAATCCAGGATGGCTTTGATATCATCAGTTTCCGCGGTTGTAGTTGAACCGGTTGCACCTGTTGATACAGCGCTATAAAAAGCGGCGTTTTCTGCCTTGTAGAAATCACGCAAAAGCAAACGTGGTAATGTGCTTTCCATGTATGGCAGTTGCTTTGCCATTTGCTTTGAGAAACGCGCGAAACCAGCGATGTAAGATTCAACGATTTTTACTTCGGTGAAATCATAGTCGATCTGTGTTTTAGGGTTTCCTTCGGTCTGCTCGCTAATTGATCCTTCGCTACCTGTTTCACGGTACTGAACATAAAGTCCGGTAGGTGATACGGCGGTTGGAATAAGATCACGCATGTTTACTTTCTGCGCTGGCAACAGGGCTTGATTGGCGGCGTATGATGCAACACCATCACCGGTCAAGTTGTTTGATAATGTCATTGTTCCAACGGCTTTCAGTTCCATGCGGAACGGCTTGCCCTTCTTTACATTTTGGATGGCGTCAAAATTGGCCTCCAAACCTTCCGCAAATACTTGCGTGAATGATTTTTTTGCTTCCACGGTTGAATTTTTTTGTGTTTTTACTTTTGTTTGCAGTACGTCAAAATCCTTTACCAGGACATTGTACTGCGATTTCATTTCGGCAAGTTCATCGGCCATTGCCTTTACTTGGTCGGCGTTGTTTTCGCCTTTCAGCGCCTCGATCTGTGTGGCCACGTTTTCGTTGATGGCTTTTACTTGATCGGCGATCGCTGTGTTTGTCTTTTCGGTCATGGATGCCTCCAATGCTGATTTCAGGCCTTCCAATTCCGTCATAAGTTCATTTTTTTCCACGGCTTTACTTTTTTAGTTTATTTGTAAATTCACGAATCGCATCGGCAATTTCAACACCCGGTTGTGTGGCCTTAATATCCGGCACAATGGGATCCTGTTGCAAATCACAAATGAATTGTGCTAATTGCTTACTATGCAAAAGTAACATTTCCAACGTTTCATCGCTGGCATCACTATTTCGGCAAAACTTTTCAATCGCCTTTTGCCGGGCCGCAATCAAATCCACATTATCCGCTGATTTTAGCGATGTGATCGGTGTTAGTGGATTGGCGCCCCATGCAGTCAGCGATGAGCCCTCAAATAATTTTACCTCACTTATTTCATAATGCCCCAATGCTGGGTTTTTTATGTAGTTTTCGTATGGTTGCACCTGGTTGCGTTTGATGATCCGAAATCCGATTGAATGTTCGGTAATCAATCCGCTGTCAACCATTTTCAGGAAATCGCGGCCCAATGTATGGGTTCCGATTTGGCTTTCATACTTTAACCCGGTTTGATCCTCATCCAACATCATCAGTTTGCCCAATGGTTGCGCCGGATCATGGTTCATCAGGTGTTTGATGCGCGGTTGCGCACTATTTGGCCCCTGTTCGCGGATTGTCTTTTTGAATGCGCCCGGCTTCATTATGTCGCCATCGGAATCAACATTGTTGAAACGGGAAAAATACCCGGTGACAATTCCCTGTTTGGTATCAACATCGGAAATCATTGCACCGATGCCATCATTTTTGTATTCTATTATTTTGCTCACGGTTCAAATATATTTTTATTTTTTTACCTTGTCATGATCAATTGGCCGGTTGCATCGCGTTTGGCCTCAAATGCCACCACACACCGGCAATTTACCACCTCCGATGCCGGCGATGGCAATCCGTTTTCCTGTGTCCTAGCGCCTGGCTGTTGCATCAACACGGTACCGCCCGCCAATGGGAACGCCTCACCAATATCCAATTGTGTGCCATCAATCGTTTTGTGATTGTGCCGTGTCCTTTTGTCCTTTACAGCAATCCATACCTTTGACATTTCAAAACCCGATTCACCAGCATACAACATCGCCGCCTGATTGGCGGATGTAACCGTTTCGGTCCGTGCAATACGCCGCGCCCGCATGGTTGACAATTCGCTGTTTGTACGTAGTTCGTACACAATCCGATCAGGCGACCAACCCTCAATCGCGGCCTTGTCCAATACCTTTTGAATCACGGCCCTGGTATAGTCAGTAATACCCGCCGCATCATTCAGCAAATCAATGCCGTAATATTGCCGCATCAATTCAATGATACGTTCATTGAAACCCAGCCGACCATCGGCCTTTGTCATAGATTTGTACGTTTGCCGAACCCATGATGGGCCAACGGTCCGGTACAAATCGTTGATAACCTCATAAATAGGAAAAATAGGCACAGCCATCAAATCCTGTGTCCGGATATATGCATCGACTTGCAATTGCAATGCCTTTGTAAATTTGGCCTCATACTTCTTTTCGTTCTTTTGCTGGAACCGGTGCCAATTGCGCCAATATTTATTTTGTTGCGCCTGTGTCATTTATCCGCAAAGATTTGCAATCAATAGGTTGATGATCAACGCCACGAACAGCATGGCATACGTTTGATTGATTTGTGGATAGTCAACATCTAAATTGCCGATGAACTTTGGCGAATACTTAAAACCCTCACGGCCGCAAAATATCCACACCCCGCAAATGGCGCTGACAATAGCCACAACAGCCAGCCACGGCGCATGTTCGTATCCATTCAATGCGGATGCCAACACAACCGGCAATCCGACCAAACAAAACAACCCGGCGAAAATCTTTATTATTCTCATATTAAATAGTTTACAAACATCGGTAATGCACCGGCGCATGTGTACGCCCAATCCATTGCATCAAACCCATTTTCATATTGCCAATCATCCCACAATTCCTTCGTAAACCCGGCAATCATCACCACGGTAAATGCCACCGGAATGGGTAAAAAAATCATACTGAACGCCATGAACAAATAGCCAACAATGAAATGGTTGGCCTTATCAATCTGCTTTATTATCGGTTTCATTTAGTTTTTCATTTAGTATCCGGCGCACCTCCAACCTTTTCCATTCCGCTTTCATCTTTGCCCGCGGGCATGTAGGCATCGGCACCGCCTGGATGATTAACAATTCAACGCGATTCTTTATTTGTTTCGCAATGGTTTCCGCGCTTTGTTCGGTCATACATGTGGTGTCAGTTCGGGCATGTCAACATCCGGCACCGATCCATCCAAATCACTTAACAACATTTTACCGCTGTCAATGATGATTTGATTGGCCACCGGATCGGGCAATTCTTCAAACATTTGGATTTCACGTTTTTCATTTGGTGTCACCCACCACATGGCCGCCAATGCATCCGCCTGTGCTTTCATATCATCCTGTAATGCCGGTATGTCGGATATGTCAACCTCAATGGTCCGTTTGATGCCATCGGCAAACATCGGCAACACACTGTTTTTTATCGCATCACGGAACAAATAAACATTCGGCAAAATGCTGTTTGTGTATAGCATTTTCAATGCCGTGTTCATGTTGTTGTATGTGCTGGCATCATTGTTGTTCAGCACTATTTCCGGCACCTTGTACGCATTGCACAATTTGGTGAAATCAACGCCGGCCGCCTCTAATATCTGCAAATCAGCCAACGGCGCACCTATTTCCAAATACCCCATTTCACCCGCCGCAAAGTACGGCGCGCCCTTATTCGCCGATTGTCTTAAGTATTGGGCAAAATCATTTTTGCGCTGGCCCAATGTTTCAATAGCATAGTCGGATTTTTCATACACAATACCCGGCACACCGCCGTTCTGCATCTGCGCCACACTTGCATCCATTGATGAATTCAAACGTGTGATGCGCCGTGTTAACACTTGCAACGGCGACAACCCGCGCCATTGCTGGCCGGTTGTGATCGATGGGTTGAAATACTTTATGTGAATCACTTCATCAGCCGAAAACGTACCATTGAAGCCAGCATCCCAATATTTGTACCCCACAACACGTTGCGGGAATGACTCGCTGATGATCACTTGTACATTCTCGCTGTTAAGCACATGCAAATTGATTTTGCCGGCATTCGGTCCCATTTCCAATTGTTCCTTCCATAAAAACAATTCGCCGTTCATGAACAGCAAACTGAAATATCTGATTCGGTCCTGGTAACTGATGCCGGATAGGAATTCGTAAAACTTATCATCATCCGGCAAATCGACCATTGCTTTGCGCCGGTAATACCTTCCGTGTATGCTGTTTGGTTCGAATCGCTTGTAACGCTTGTAGTTTTCATCCTCGACAATTGCATACCCATACATTGGCAATCGCGCCGCCGTTTCGGCCAGCAACGAAATGATGGAATACACATCATCGATTGTCAAATACGTATCCACATTGCGCAACGTCTGCCATGATGGGAATATCGCCGTGCTGGCATTGATCGCCATTGTCATGTTTGGCATGCTTTGTTTCACCTGTGGTTTCGGCTTATTGCGACCGAATAGTTTGTCAATTATTCCCATATGCAAAGATTGTTTTTGGTTTTAGTTCGAATACTTCCCGCATCATAAACATATCCAACAAATCCGGCGAATCACCGCCCAATTTTATTTTCATATCATCCTTTGATACAATCCGCAATTTACCATCCTTATCGGACTTTGAACGCTGGATGGCCTTCCGTTCAAACATGAACCGTTGCCGGATAGTTTGGGCCTGGTCGTACATTTTAACCGCAACATCCGGACTGATCCGCATTTCGCCACGTTGCACACGGTCACCGGTCCGGTAGTAACATTGCGTTTTCAGGTTCAAATAGTTTTCCTTTATCAGCCGCCCCGATGCCGTATCGGTCACCGGATATGGCGCCGATCCGCCATTGAACGGCACCGCGCCACGGATGAACCCATCGATGTATGATCCAACGCCATCCGAATCATAGCAAATATGCCTATTCTCAACACCATGCTTTTGCGCCATTTTAGATATCAAATCAATCACCTGTTTGCCATCCGATTTGTCCATGATGGCAATGTCGGCCAATTCCATGCCATCCCAATACCCCACAACCAATTTGTTGGATCCTTTCATCGCAATATCCGCCGTGATGTATTTGTTGCCGCGTTGCACATCCTTCACATTCTCAAACAGGCCAACAAACGCATCGTATTCGTAGATGTCATTTGGTGAATTGGATACCTTCCAGCGCCCCTCCAACAATTGCCGCCGTGTATCTTCATCCTGTGACAACAGGTTGCCCGGATACGATGGATCCGTTTTCAAACCCTCTTTGTTGTCGTATATGGAACCGGACACAAACGTGATTGACTTAATGAAATCCTTTGCACTCAATCCCGATTTTTCAATCATCGGTTTCAATATGTACTTTGCCGAATCCTTTACATCATCGTATGAATCGCCCCAAATGTATCCATCGCCGTATTTTATGAAATACCGCAACACGCCACGCCGTTCCAATATCGGGAACCCTGTGTCCTTATCAATCCACCATTCAATCAGTTTGTACACCCATGATTCCGGATCTGGGTTGCATGTGGCCCGGACATACGGTTTCACACCGCATGATGATCGATTACGTGATAACAAATAGAAAAACATTGATTCGCTGAAATGCGTTAATTCATCAAATGCCAGGAATGGTATCTGCGAACCTTGCCAATCATATTTGTTTTTTTCGTACTCTAAATGCCGGAACGATAGTTTTGCGCCGGATGGGAACCGCCAATCCAATGATGATTCGCGCGGCTCGGCTTGCAACAATGGATACAATTTTGTTGATGTATCCCACAACCCGCCCTCATTCCTGATTTGCACCGATGTGCGCCGAAATATTACACCACCGAAATCCGGCACATGTACATGCCGCAATGGATCCATCAGCAACGCAAATGTTTTTCCAACAAACGCCGCCGCGCCACCAATGACAATGTCCGCCGAACTACTTAGTGCAATTTGCTGATACCCCGGCTGTGGTTTAATGTAGTTTAGTTGCATCGGGTTGTGTTTCGTTTACGATTTGCGCATCCTCAATCCTTGACATAGGACCGGGCAAATTCACCACTAAATTCGGATCACGGCCGTTGTCCGGCAATTGGATGATTTGGATTGTTTCAATTGTCTGCATCGCATCAATGGAAATCGATTCCTTTGGTTTGCCAATGGCATGCTCAAATACGAATTTCATTAGGGTGACTTCACCCGATTCCAGCAACGCAATCAATCCCTGTTGCACCGATCCATATTTTTCCTCGATGGCGGCAATGCACAGGTTGCGCACTTTTATTTCCTCGATTAATGGTTTGCGGCCCATAGTTTACAATTTTACATGGCTTTGCCAATTTTACCAATTTTCGTTTTGGTAATTTTGGTAAAGTTCTATTTAACATAATAAAAATTATATCGGAAAAAGGCCAGACGTAGAAACGCCCGGCCTAAACCTCTCAACTAAACACAATTAAAGGTATCATTTTTGTATTATTTTGAATCTTGCCATTTTCCGGATGGCATGCCGGCACCATTCAACCGGCTGTAACAAATTCTCAGCCATTTCCTTGACGTTTCGGTACTCAATGTGTAGGTGGGTATCAAAAATTATTTTTCGGCCTTTCTTCGGGCTGTAATTCAATATTTCGATTTCTTGCCCATTGCAATACACCCTAATCGCTTTTGTTTGACCTGGGAACATGGCCAGGTATTCCGTTTTGACCTGTTCATACGTCAAATGGGTTGTCACGCAATTGTACCGGCCCCATGCGCTGTTAATGGGTTTAAACCGGTACCGGTAGATCAGTTTGCCAAACCATTTCGGTTGATCGGCGATGTCGTTGTTTTGGTTGTCTAACATATTATGATTTATCGATATTATCGATATGACCGATTTTTCTCTTTCTCTTATAATAATAATAATTTACTAATAATAATAAAAAAATTACTAAAAATCGGTTATATCGGTCATGGCGTTTGTAATTGGTTGATTTTCAAGGTCTATGACCTGTATCGATTTGTAAAAAAATCGGTTATGGATCGGTTATATCGGTCATATTTTAGGCATCACATCTCTTTTTTAACTAATTTGAACTCCTTTACGTAGTTATTTTGGGCATTTTTATGATCGATATAACCGATTTCGAAAATCTTACAACACGTATCGATACCCTTCCGAAACCGCTTTAATGAATAATCTTTCTTTTCCAATTCATTGCGGATTAGGTACCCTTTCCATTCATCTGTCACCGATTTGTACCCAGTAAAAGGATCATCCATCAGCATGTCCCAATATTCCAGGAATTCATCCCCAAATTGCAGTTTAACCGCCTTGCGTTTCAATTTTTCGCTGTTGTCAACCTCTTTGATACCGGATTGTAGGTAAATAGACACGCAAAAAAACATCAGATTGTAAAACCGGTTCCATTCATCGGTATCCCAATCCTTGAACATGGTTTCCTTGAAATGGTCAAATGGTGTGTATTTGCTACTGAAAAACGGCGCAAATTCAAACACCTTTTGCCGCCGTTTAGCATGTTCGGCTGTTGAACTGATGGAATAGTTTGTTGTAAATGCGATTTTGGGTGAATCCTCATATTTCAAAAACAATTCATCTTTGTTTTTCTTTTCAACGGTCATGCCCTCTGTGATGGTCGGATAGTATTTCTCAAAATCCACGTTGCGCGGGCAATCTTCAATGACCACCAATTTGGTTCCCAAGCCAACGCGCTGGAATGCGAATGTTTTGTCCGGCTTGAAATTTTTACCATCGATGCGCACGGTTGGAATCAGGTGACTGATGGCCTGGAAAAACAATCCTTTACCGGTACCGCCTCCCTTTGCCTCATCGTCCGTTTCCTCGGCCATGATTGGCGCATATGGTCGCGCTGGATCTTTGTAGCCATGTAAAATGTAGCCAATCAATGTCAATGCGTATCCGATGCGGGCATCATCATTGTTGCAAATGCATTTCACGAATTGGTAAAACTTGCAAAGTTCCACATCGAATTCCTGATCGATGCTGATGTGGAAATCGATGATTTGTGACTGCCAAATGGGTTTATCGATATTATTGTATGGTGTCAGTTGCACATTTTCATCGGTGATGGCCACCACGCCATTGGTAAATGGGAAAAACGCGGTTTTTTGTGTGTCATGCAGTATTTCAATGTCGCGGCGTTCTAAAAACTCAAAAAATGACGCGCTGAACAATGAATCGGCGGATTTGTATATCGTTTCCAACAAATCGCCTTTGAACTCCGCATCCAAATCATCAGTCGTTTCGATGCGTTCTTTAATGAACTTTTTGATGTTTTCGGCGGACACCTCGCGGATGCGTTTGTTGTCCTCATGGATAATGCGAAAAATATTTGTTTTCACGTCATGGAAATACAGGCCGAACCCGTTGTTAAATAGGTATTTTTCCAATTTGTATTTGCTGATCACAATGTTGCCGCGTTTACCGATATCCCAAAACCAACCGGCATTGGTTCCGGCGCCTTGTCGGCGCTGTTCACCGTATCCGGAATCCGCCAATTGCTTTGTTGCTTTACGGTAGTCGCCATTGCATTCCAGGATGGCATACACGGCAAAGTTGCTATATCCTTTTGGCTGGAATTGTGTGGATGTGCTGAAAACGTAGAAAATGCGCTTTTGGATATGATAATTGGCGGATGTCACCGATGTGGTTTGACCAGGGCGGCGGAAATAAATGCGATCGGCGGTTCGGCCAACAACGGCCCATCCGTGTTTTTCCAACAATGTGACCACATCGCCGCGCTGGTTGTAATCATCCCACACGGTGACGCCGGTGCCGGAATAGTCGGTTTTGGGTGTTTGCTGGTATTCATGCACCTGGTTAAATGACCGGCATATCGACAACAATTGGTCGCGTTCATCAATAGTGATGGCGTTAATTTGTTTACCGGATACATTTACATATCCATCCGTTGGCGGTGCGACCACATAGCCACCCTCACCCCGCGTTTCGATCAATACAAATTCCTTTGCGTTTGGGTTGCTGAATAGTTCATCATCCGTTGCGGGCCGGTTGGCTAACTTTTGGTTGCCCTCGATTACTTCGCACCGGTAGTACATGTGAAACCCGCCTGATTTGGTTTGGATGATTAACAGGCGGTCGTAAAGATCGCCGCATTCGGTTTTGATCTTGGTTTGTAGTGATTGGAAATCGATGCCGTATTTACAATCCACGTCAATGACCTCAAGGCCACCGGATACCGCGCCGCATATTACGGCGATGCCTTGCACTTTGTGATGTGCAAACAATTGTTGCAGTTGCTGTTCGGTTGGTGCGGTTTGTTGGTATTGTTTCCACGGAAAAACGGAACGTTTGTTGGCATCAGTCGAAATAATCGAAAGGCCATTTTTCAGGTAGTTTTGTGCTGATGTCAGTAATTGCATGTGTTAGTTGGTTTAGGTTTGATATAACAAAACAATGGAAATTCATATCGGATAGTTGATGTAACCGATATTTTTGGAGGTCCGAAAGTACGCCATTTGGCCGTTTTACTTCAATGAACATGGTAATGCCGTTTTTCAGGCATAAAAGGTCAGGAATGCCGTTTTTTGTAGTTTGTATTAGTTTGATAACGTACCACCCCTGAGTTTCGAGATAGGCGACAACATCCCTTTGTATGGTTTTTTCATACATGGCAATTTTGTTTTATGGTTTGCGTTTATTGGTTCAGTTGCTTATTTTCCGGTATGAATCCGGTGCCGTTGCCGCCTACCTTGTTCAAAAAATCAACCTCGACCTTTGCCGAATTGATAATGGTTTGCGCTACATCGGAAACGGCTTTTGCCCGGTCAATGTCCATTGGGTTTGTTTCATCCAGCAATGATTCAATTGTTGCAAACAGGTGATTGCGTAGATCATCGATTTTGTTTCGCATTTATATGGGTTTTTAGTTTACTATTTTGCCGTATCGCATTGATCAATTCCTGTGGAAACCGGTTGATGTTATTGCGATGCATGTTTTCGCCTTTTGTGATCAATTGCAGGTTTTCAATCTTCACGTTCATTTTGTCGCCATCAATGAATGTTACAATGCAACCGTGTGGTATGGCGCCGTGTATTGATTCCCACAAATAACGGTGTTTCAATTGGAATCCTTTGTTTGGCACCTTTATTTCTACGTAACCATCATTGGAAACGCGTTCCGAAAAATCGGGCCGGATGTTGTGTGGTACGTGTCCTTTGTCGAAAAACTTTAGTTTGGCTTTTGTTTCGGCCGGCATTTTTTTGCCTTTGTTGAATGGTGTGTGTCCAGGTGTGAACCGTGTGTGCGCCCCTAATTTAAGATTTTTAATGGTGCGTTTGTTAATCTTTGCCATGTATTCCGGTGATTTGCGGATGTTGCGTGATGATACAATTTTGTAAACGGTCACGGCTGGCATGTTAAACATGCGGCAAATTTCCTTTGTTTCCGTTGTTGGATACAATTGGCAAAGTTTGTCAATGGTTGATTGGCTGTACTTTCTCATCTTTACGAAAATATGACAATGTATAATCTTTTTTGTCTGATACGGCTTTGTAAATGCGCGGCTCGATGCCTTTGTCGGCGAATATCCAATGGACAATGATTTCCTTTGTGCGGTCTTTTGACTGCATCCGCGCCCTGGCTTGCCAATATGATACGGCGCTGAAATCGATGTTGTACATGACCAAATCATCAGCGGCGGATAGGTTGATGCCCTCGCGGCCTGATTGTATTTGTGAGAAAAACCACATATCCGGATTGGCGGCAAATAGTTCCGGTGAATCGGTCACCTGTATGCCGGCGGCTTTCAATTCCTGTGCGATCAAATCCCGTTCCGCTTTGAACTTGTAAAAAATGGCGGTTTTGCCTGTGAACCGATGGATGATATATTTCATTTTAGACCGGTCAAAAATCAGCGGTTCGCCCTGTTCACGGATCACGGTGCCGGAATATAGTTGATGTAATTTATTCATCAATTTTACTTCCGTGTCGGCCTCGACAAACCCGCCGGTGCGAAATGCGATGATGCGATCGCGGCGAATGCGTTTGGCCATTTCATGTGTCATTGGATCCATCGCAACGGTGTGTATTTGTTCCTGGACATATTGTTCAAATCCGGCCTGTTCCTGTGTGTAGGATATGAACAGGTGCGCCGTTTCGTTGTCAATTTTTGATTTGTCGGCGGTTGAATAGTCGTTGATTTCGCGGTTGTATAGGTACTTTTTTTTGACGTCAACGTATTCCTTCGCCCAAATATAAAATGTTTTGTGTGTAAACGGCGTAAAGGTAGAAACCCACAATTGATGAAATAGTTGGCTGTATGATTCCGGTGTCGGTGTACCGGATAGGTAAATGATTGGCAAATTGTAGCACAATTCCTTCAAATCCTTTGTCCTGTTTGCCGGTGTAGGGTATTGGCCTAAGCAATGCGCTTCATCCAGGATTACCAAATCAAAGGTGACGTTAATTGGCAGTTTGTGCAATGATTCATAGTTCACGCAATACATTGTGAATGCGTTTTGATAATTGGCCATGTAATCCGATTCAATGGATCCGATGGCCTTTTTTTTAGTCGCAAACAGCACGCATTTGGCACCGTATGTTTTTGCGGCCTCCATTGCTGTGATTGTTTTGCCGGTCCGTACTTGCATGGATAGGTACGCAATGCCGTATTTGTATAATTTGGCGGCGGTTTCAATGGCAATGTCGGTTTGGTATTGGCGTAGGTTCATGTTTAGTGTTTAGTTGTTAGTCAAAAATCAAAATGCATACAAGCCATAATGATAAAAAAACTAAAATTGTAAAAAATACAGCACTCATAAAATCAGGATAAATACAACATAAAATTGTTGTGATAATGGACAGTATTAATAATAATGGGAATAATAATATTGGTTTCATTGTTTCGGTTTTGTGATGAACGTAACGCCCGGCGTGAGTAATGCCAGTAAAATGAATGTTTTGCGGTCGCGTTCCGCCCACTCGCCCGGATAGTGTTGCCAATATAAAAATGCGAATATTGCCCATAATATCAGCAATGATGCCAATGTGTTGAAAATCATGCGTTTCATGTTGAATGGTGTTAATAAGTTGACCAGCATGGCAAAAAATGCGGATAGGTATGCCAATGTGCCGGCTGTAATTAGTATGAAATTGATAATTGTATTAGTCATATTAATATGAATATTTTTTTTGGTCGCGCAATGCCGTGTACATATCCCTGTACACCATAAAATACGCGCAGTCATTTATTGCGGAATAATCGGTGTAAAATTGGCCAATAACGCCGATGCAGTTTGAAATGCAATGTTTTGTGCCGATTTTGATGGAATAGGCGCCGGATCCGATCATGTAATCATCCATGATATTGATGGCCTCCATTGTTGTCAACACATACAAATATTCGTATTGCTCGGTGATATCATCCCAAATTGCCAACGCTTTCATGTGTATTTGTTTTATAAAATAGGGCCGCCGAAACGGCCCCATTTGGGTGATTAAAATGGCATCACAGGGTTCAGGTGGTTTTTCGCCTGGATTTCAAGGAATTCCATCATTTTGGTATCATCCCATGTTTCAACGCCTTTTACTTTCAGTTTTTCCATTGGCGGCAATCCATTCGGGTTGTCCTTTGTGAACGCCCATTTGATGGGTTGCCCGTTTTGCCGCATAAATATCGAAACGCGTTTTTTTTCGCCCTCGACTTTCATGGATGGTTCGATTTCAACCGGCTGTGACAGGTCAACATTGGGAAATGCTTTTAGGAATGTGCTGGCATACCCTGATGAATAGTTGAATTGCAGATTGGCAATTTGTTCGCCATCATCAATCACAACAACCCACCGTTTGCCGTATTCGCCATCATTGACAAACACATCGGTGATTTTACCGGTCCATCCTTTGTAGAATTCTTCATGTACCAATTTACCCGCCTTGGTTACACGTTGTTTGGATGTCGGTGTTGCCTCCAAAAATTGGCGACAGATTTTCCCTTCGGCAATTGATAGGTAAATTTTGGCCGAATTGCTTTGTATAGCGCCCATAATAAAAAATGGCAGTACCATGCCAGGGTTTAGCGTTTATGTGTAAGTTTATAAGTAGTTTGTTTCGGTTGCATGGCCACGTTTTGCGCGGTCCACAATTTATGTGTGGCCTCGAATAGTTCCCAATCTTTTGCCTCGGACCGGCTTTTGCCATGTACTTGCATTTGCCACCCATGCCCTTGTATGTCGCCGGCTTTGCCATTGGTCCGCGTTTTGGCGTTCAGCCACAAAATGGCACATTCATCAATTACGTGTTTGCCGTATGCGGCATTGATTAGCCGCTTGTATGCCATCAGTTGCAACCAATACGAATCATAGATAGCATTTGATGTTTTGATGTCGATTAAGTATGTTTTGCCATCGATTTTGATCACGCGGTCAATGGTGCCGGCAAAACCTAATTCCGGGTTCACAAAGTTTGTTTCTGACAATACAACCTCCGGTTGGAACCGCTGTGAAAACTCGACATATCTTTCAAACATGGCCCATTCCGACATTTTGAACTCGATGTGTCCATAATCATCCAGCAATGACACTTCTTCGCCGTTGTCGTACCGTTCGGTCAATGTATGAACAATGGATCCGCGGCGGCCGGCTTCATCGCGTATGGTGTCGGATTCTTCGCCTACCTCTTTAAGCCACTTAAAATATCCGTAATCCTTTGGGAACGCCTGTAAAATGGTTGTCACGGATGGTATAAATTCCCCGGATTCGGTTTGATAAAACCGGTTGTCCAGGAATGTGATTTGTTTACCTTGTAGATTTAGAATGTAATTTTGCATAAAAGTTGCGTTTAATTTTGATGGTTTTTTTGTTTTTCAGTTCACTTTTGATGATGTTGCCGTAAAATTTGTAGATGGCAAAAATGATGATGGTTTGAACAATGATAAATGGGATCATAATGGTGTTTTAATGTATTCTAAAATGTCGGCGGACACCTGGCCAAAATAGCGGTTTTTGAAATATAGTGTTTTTGATTTCGATTCCGCATCGGTCAGTTTGCCGGCCTTTTTTAGGAATTGCATGAAATCGGACTGATCAAATATGATGCAATCATGTGTATCATCGATGCAGTATTCAACAATCATGCGGTCGCGTGGTCGCTGGTAGGCAATGATTGTGATGTCTTTTCCTGATAGTTTTTGATTATGTACCATTGCAAATCGGATTTTAGTTTTTCCATGCCACCCAATTCGGTGACATATTTTTCCTTAACGTAAATTGATATTTGTGTTTTCCGTTCCTTCGGTTGCATTGGCTTGCGCCCCAATTTGCTCGATGTCATGTTTTATTTTATTTAGTGATTCAAAAAATGTGTCCGGTTCGATTTTTTCCAACAATTGCATTTCGGATGCATCAAATGGATGGTACAAATTTTCGCTGTTTTCGAAATCCTCCCAATGATAAAAATTAATGCACCTGAAATGACCTTCAATGATGCGGACAATCCGATCATCAAATAACCCCCATTTTTCCGATGAATATTTGCCCTTGCAGAAATACGGCAATTGGAATTCGTAGTTTACAGGGACTTTGCGGTTTTGCAATGTGGTGATTTTTCTTTTCATGTGTGTTTAGTTGTGATGGTTTATGATATGATTGCATTTCCCAAAATACATGCAATCAGGATGGCAATGATGATGATGATGTCGGATGTTGATGTTTTATTTTGCATTTTTGGCGGCATTTATACGGTTTACATAATCGCGGATGGTTTCCACGGTTTCGCGCATTTCATCTTTTAATTGCTGGATGCAAACGGCATAACGCTGATCCTGTTCGGGAAAATCGGTGTTCATGACTGAATCAGCCATGCAACGGCTGATAAATTCTTCGCGGGTTTCGCCCGGTGTTGGTTGTGGGATTGGCATAATTGATTGGTTTTTGTTTTGTTCCACAAATATACATATGTTTTTCATATTTTTTTCATATGCCGAAAGAAATTGAAAAAATCAAATAAAATCGGATATTATTGAATATTTACGAATAAAAAAGGCCGATGTAGAAACATCAGCCGGATAATCCTATTAACCTATGTTGTAAAATTAAGTAATTACACGTAAAAAAACATAAAAAATGCCCGCATCGGTGTGACACGGGCATCATTTACACATGAGAAAAACGCGATGCAATATTAATCAATTTTCGTGAAATACAAATCGGCCTCCGTTTGGCGCCGGCGAATAAGGCCTTTTAATGGCACCAATTTCGCACCTTGTCGAACATTAATCCATTTCATGAACTCGTTGCGGATGGTCGAATCATTTGGGTTTGCCTTTACTTTTTTCCATAATGTTGACCGCATCAGCGCGCCGATGCCTAAATTGTACGCAAAACTGATTAGCGCATCTTGTTGGTTTTGATTTAGTCCGGACACCGGCGGGATGGCCTTTGTTTTTTGCTCTATTTCCCATGCCAACAATTTTTCCGCCGTTTCAATGGTTATGGTTTCGCCTATTTTGACTTTGCGCCCATCCGGCCACATGATTGAACCGTACCCGATGGTTGGCACCTTTGCCGGGCACAAATAGGCATTCAAATACAACCCCTCAAATTTTTTAATCAAATCAATCCCGCGCTTTGATGCTTTCATTTTCCCCGATATTTAGCAAAGTTAAAAATCAATGATACGGTCAATGCCACAAACAGCCACCAAACCCAATACAGGCGATTTTTGGCCTGATTTTCGGCCTTTATTTGTTCGGCCTGGCAATCCTTTATGTTTTGCGATAAAAGGTATATTTCAGCCGAATCCTTCACATATTTAGTCACCGTTTTGGTAATGGTTGGTGTTTTTACGTATTGCGTTTTGCCTGGCATGTATTTGATCGGTCCGGCCAAATACTGAACAGGCCCCGCCACATCAACATAAATGGTGTCGCCATCGATTGGGTTGTCCGGACACAATATTTCAATAAAATCATACGTTGTATCAACCCGCAAAATGGTGTCTTTGCCGATTATGCATGGAAATTTACCACGCGTAAAATCCGCCACGGCTTTTGGTTGTTTACGGTATGCCTTTGCCATTTTACGTTCCGCCTTTTCGGCCGTATAGCAACCGGCCAGCGCCAAAATCAGCGCACTAATCATCAGTTTTTTCATCGTCAAATATTTCATTGTAAAGGTCGTTCAAACATTCGGACATGATCCGTAAACTTTGCCGCCGCAACCGGTACACGCGCCGTTCATCGGATTTGTTCAATAATGCCGTGTCAATGTTGGCGGCCATGTCAAATGCATAGTACGCACATTGTATGTACTCCGATGCGGATGTGTACTCAATCACCGTTTCATCGGCGATTTCCTCCGTTTCTTTGTTTTCATCGCCAATCACCAAATTTTGTTCCATATTACAGGATTTTGCCGTTAATGATTTGATGGTTGAACACCCGAAAATCGCCATTTTTTTCAACCACGATATGGGCAAACCCATGCATCGCATTGGATACAATTGGCGAATAATTGGGTTTCAATTCGCACAAACAACCGGTTGACCATGCCGCCGTGATGTTGCCGTTTATGTCAACCTCTGGGTGATGTGATGGCCTGTGTAAATGGCCAACAATGATATTGTGTTTTGCCTTTAACCATGCACCGCGGGCCGGATTTATTGGCCCGAATACACCTTTGAACACGAAATGGCCGTGTGTGATGTTTAGTTTGCCGGCACGCATCAATGTTGTATCATCAATTAGCCGCACTTTCACATCGTTCAATTGTAACCGCTGTTCCAAATGAAAATAATCATCATCCCATATTTCGCGCACCTTCATCAACAGGAATTTTTCCCACCTCACGCAATGGTTGCCTTTGATCCAATATATTTCAGCCGCTGGGAATGCCGCACGCAATGCAACCAAAAATTCCTTTGTGGCCGCAAATTCCTGTTTGACTGATCGTTTGCGCGGATCCGATTCGAACCGTGACACCATATGGTTGTCGATCAAATCGCCATTGATGATGATTGTGTTGATGTTTTTTTCTTTACCATAGTCCAGCGCGCACGTGATTGCGTCAATGTCATGATACGGTATGTGTAGGTCCGATATCAAAAGGATGTTGTTACATCCGACCGGTAGTTGCAACACCTCGTTTTTCTCGACATAGGATTCCGGCAAATTGTACGGATTTCGTGTCCGTTCTTTGTCCAATTTGAATTCGTTGTCAATTGGGTTTTTGCTGGAACTTTTGCCGCTTTTGCCCTCTAATTTTCTTAATGATGTCCGGATTGATTCAACATTATTGAAAACGATGCTGTTTTCCTTGTAGATTACCCGCGCCAATTTCAAAGTTGGCATATCGGGATATTTACGCCGATAATCGCGTAAAATGTCTGTTTTTATCATAAAAAGGCCAATCAGGCCGTTTGCTTACGTTGGATCTTTTCATCGGCTTGTATGCGCCCGATAATGGCTAAAACCGAACCCGCCGCCGACATGATTTGACCAATCACCACCCAAAAATCGCCATCGCTGTTTTTGATGTTTTCCGCGTATACTTTCAACGCATTTGCATCATTCGGATCAGGTATTTGTATGTAGTCGGCCTGAATGCTGTTTGATATAAAAAAACCAACGGATGCCAGGATCACCCCCCAAATGGTTTTTGAATGATACCAATATTTAGGCCCTCTTTTTTTTCGATTTTGTGGCATAGTAGTAATAACGTATCGCAAAGATACCCGAAATGCATGCAATAATAGACGCGGCCAATGTCACGCCCGCCTGTACCTGTTGAATGGTCAACAATGAAAATGATGCGCTAAAAATTGATAATGCCGTATTGAAAACCGCGGGCATCTCGCCGCCCACATTCACGTTGTCCATTTAGGTATTTTTTACGAATTTAATTAGTTGTTTTCACTTATGTATTGCAAATATTGGCAATCGGCCGGTATGGCGTCATTGCTGATTTCAAATATTTCCGGATGTTCCAAAATGGCCGGATGCTGGGCCAATGGTTCGGTCCAATTGTCGGTGATTACAACGGTGTACGTTGTCGATTCCTTACCATCAATGGTTAGTTTTTGTCTGATGTGTTCCATTAGTTTACAAAGTATTGAACGGTGATATTTACAAATCGATAGGCGCCTGAACTCGTAGATACGAAAACCTCATATCCTGTGTCCGCACCATTTACACGCAATGCGGTTCTGTTCAGGTTTGAATTACTCGCGTTTGTTGCGGTTGTCATTTGACCGGTTGCGAAATACAAAATGTCATTTGCCGCGCCCAATCCTGATTGCTCTTTTGGTGCTGGGCAATCGGCTGGCAATGCCATATTTACGGCTGTCAACGCACTTCCGGCGGTTCCGTAATTCAATGTAATATTCAATGTCACCTGATTGCCAACCCGTGTCCAATTGTATGAATGATTGGTTGTGCCTGATGGCGCCGTTGTGCCGGTCCACGTGATGGTTCCGGTGTATGTTTGAACACCTGGATCGCGGAACACCTGATCGGTTGAGTTTGCCGCCGCGTTTGTGTTGTTGGCCTTGAATGTATAGGCCGCCACATTTTTACGCTGAAATACGCTTGTATCGGATGGCTTAATGTAATTTGATCCGATTGCGTTTTGTATGCTTACTGCATGCCACAATGAATCAACGCGGCTATATTGAAGCAATGTCGAATCGTTTGGATATAACGGTATTGCAACATCAGACAATTCATCCATCTGCCAACCGTTTTCAATCTTTATTTCGATGGTTCCGAATGTAGGATGCGCCCGCGTAACCGTTCCAATTTTTACAATATGATTCGGCGCCAACACGGTTGATTTGTCACGGGTTATGCCACCCGCTGTTGTTGCGCTTAAAAATATGACATCGCCATCGGTGAAATTGGCGGTTGGCAAATTTAGATTTGTGATATTGCCGGCCTGTATTATTACGCCGCTATTGTTGTTCAATATGTCGTTTTCAACCAATGCAAAGGTCGCATAGCTGTTTTCTTCGCTGTTTGCCTGGGCCAATGCTATTGTTGGCAAATTGCTGGAATGGCGGCCGTTGATGTACACAACGGATCCCTTTGTGATTGTCACCCCGCTGTTATTGTAAACGGTTGTCACCAATCGTGTTGCCGATCCGGCGACTGATGATCGCAATGTGTAGGATGTTTGGTTGCCGCCTTTGTAGAATGTCAATGTGCTGTCATTTGGCTGGCTTACCGATGAAATAAATGCGTTTGTGGTGTCAATATCACGCAAATACGGCGCCAACATTGTGGCCGTGTCGCTGTATTTTACCCGCTGATCAATGCGATTTGATAAACTTGTCGTATCTGTTCCGCTGTTTCTAACATCGGTTAATGTTGCCAATGTATCGGAAACACCATCAGCGATTGGCAAATAATGATCATCTGCATTAATTAGATCATAATCGGTTATTTTACCTATGCTATATTGAGAATAAACACCTCCCAAACTCTCTATTTTATATCCTGTCAAATCAATAGTTGATATTGCGCCCCCAATAGGGTTTATTCTAATTTGTGGGAATCCGCTGTTATCCTCTAAAAATATGCTACCAAATGGTTTTTGGACTTCAATGGTATTTGTGGTTGTGCTACCAATATCGGTGACCTGTTGCAATGACTGACTGCCACCACCACCGCCCGCAATTTCGGACCATCCGTTTGCGTTTGTGTATTTGTACAATTTGTTGTTACACGTATCCATCGCCAATGCGCCGTTTTTCAATTGGCTGTTGCGTAGTGTGGGAACCCCGCAAAACGATGGGATGTGCAATGTGCTGTCAATGGACACGCGTTTCATTTGGTACCCAAATGCGGTCATGGGTGTGTATTGGGCAAATGCCGTTGTGGATACAAATGCCAATAAAAATGCAAAAATGTGTTTATACGTCACCATATGTTATTGTTGGTAGGCCAACCCCTTTGAATGTTGCGGAAAATGTTGATATGTTGTCGAAACTCGCTGTTTCGGTTATGCTTTCAAAATAGGCGCCGACCTCCTTTTCCAAAAAATACGCGCCATCGATATCGGTTTCGTAGTATTTGATGTTTACGTATGTGCCGGCAATCAGTAAGTCATACATACGGCCCAAATCAAAATTGGTTGTGATATCCTTTTGAATAAACACCAAACCATCAATGGTGCCGCTACATTCGCCCGGACCAGGTATGAATGTTTTGAAAACACCAGAATTCGTGATGGAAGTTTCAATCATTTCACGGCTGATGTCAAACGTGATGCCCCGCGCACATGCAAATGGCACGAAATCATCAACGCCGGCATCGAAAATGCTCAAAACAACATCATCGCCTCTAACTTTGCCCATTTTTTAGTTGTTTTCGTAAAGATAAATAAATGTGTATGTGTCGTCACCAAAATCGCTGATATTTTCATCCAGCGCACAAATTTCGTACAATGTGCCATCGGATGTGTGCGCTTTGTAATCAACCGTTAATGATCCAAACACAAACCGCATGTTTTCCATATTGCTGGCATCATATAACAATTTAATACATGTCAACGGACTGATTCCTTTGCCGCTGTTAAAATCATACGCTTTGATCAATGTGCCGCTGTATTTTGACCGCGGTTTACGGCGCCAAAACTGAATTTCCTGTGTCGTAATGCGCCCCAATTGCGTTTCCAATATTTGCGTTCCGGTGTCAAAATTCCACGTTTGGATGCGATCGCGGATCAAATCGGTGTACGTATCCAAAAATGTGGTCCCTGATATTAAATTCGACCGCGTATCATC